CACTTAACCTTAGAGCATACGACTTTGTATCTCAAGAGATAAGAGCAGCAGAAGACCCAGAGTTCGAGACTTTCTACACTAAGAATATACTTCTTAATGAAGGTATGAGAGCATGGATGTCATCTGTAGATCAACCGCATGAGAACTTCGTATTCCCAGAAGAAGTGTTACCAAGAGGTAACGCACTTTAAATAATAAGACCCGAAAGGGTCTTTTTTTATACTAAATACGTTCGTAGTGTTACAATTCAATGACAAAACACCAAAAGATAGGTGGTCTATTGACATAAGTAATATTCAAAGATATAATTAAAAAAATCGGAGCAGCATGGAAGAAAGACAACACATCAATGATCTGTGGGAAGACATGGATCGACTCAATGCACTCTACGAAGAGATGATGTGGGAGCATGACTCAGTATTAGAATTTGTAGCAGATTATAAGAAAGATAGAATCATTATTAAAAGACACGCATGACGATGTTAGAAACAATAATCAGAGAGTTTCCAGTTTCTGATTTATCAAAAGAATTTAAAAGTATGTCGAATACTCGTAATACATATACGAAAGAAGAAGTTGATACTTTAATAGCAGAAGCACTAGCAGAAGCAAGACGCATTGATGAAGAGTCAATGGCAAAACACAATAGAGATGCAACAGTTATCTCTATGATCTTAGGATTCACAGCACTAGCATTATTTGTAGACGGTTTGTTAAGATTGTTAGGTATCATTCCACCATTCATGGGCATTGATATAGACTTATTAGATCAGATCGTAGAAAGGGTAGAGACTGATGTTATAGATAAGGTAAGACAAGTCCCAATACAAAGACTCTTTCCAAAATGAATGACGCAACAGTACTGTTGTATTTGTTATGCTTTGCTGTAGTAGTAGGCATGACCTTTGCTTTCATGTATTCTATGATGAAGTCAACTCTAAGAGAGTTTGACAAACCAAGACCAACGAGACCTGTTCATCCAGAAATGGAAGAGGTACAAACTGGAGACCAACTCCTAGTCTTTCGCCAACCAGAAGAGGACGATGAAGATGATGGAGACGCTATAATAATAAGACGATGAGATTAAACTGCAACGATATAGAAATCATTATGGATGGACTCGATGACTACCGAGGACTCTGTGAGTATGATGAGGAAGCTTGGGAAAAGATTACCAAGGTCATGGATAAGGTAAGAGTATATGCAGATCAGGTATTAGATTGCCCAATCTGATTACCAGAAAGTCGAAAAAAAAATTTGGGTAATTTTTTCTCGCGTGCGAATTTATGTTAAAGGTATGTAATGAGTGTGGTGCAACATGGATAGACGGACAACTGTTCTATAGGAACGGTCACATGGGATGTCCTCATGATCTAGCAGGACTATTATGCAATGAGATAGATCATCCAGATTGCATCAATCCATGTGTAGGATCTACAAGTGGTATGACATGGGAACAACGTCGTGTGTTAGGAGATACTGATCTATGGGAGTAATAGGTATAAATTCTTTGTTAAATAATAGTGTATGGAGTTGAAAGATCATGTCCCATTACACGGTTGGTTACCATGACAACCAAAATCATCATTATGAAATCTGTGAGTATGCAGACGATGCATACAACGCTATAAAGCAAGCAAGGGAAGACCTCAATGGTTTTAATAACCCACATGCTGCAGAGTATTGTATCAAGGAAGAAGAATGAACGGTAGATTAGATAAAGTTGCAATGACCAATAGACTTATGCAACTCAAAAGAGAATTGCATTACAAGTGTGAGATCGGAGAGAAGGGTAAGTGGGAGTGCATAGGAGCAAACGAATATTTAAACAAAACATTTGATGTTTTAGATGAGTATTGGCAGTAAGTGTTAGGAGATACTAACCTGTTGCAATGACATAATATTCGTGTTATAAGTAGGTGTAATACTACACATTAACATATGTTATCTACCGCATATCGCCTTCGGTTAGAAGGAATCTGCAAAGCAATCGCAGCAGGAACAGAAGTCAGTATGGAAGACATGATATGGGCACAAAAATTATCAAAAGCAAACACCTCAGCAAGAGGTATGCTAAGTCAAGCGAGAAGATTAGCAACGGATCCTGACTCAACTTTTCTTAAGTTCTTGGACATAGGAGACTCCGATCCAAGAAGACATAGAAGGGGTTTCCAAAAACCAGAAGATGTGGTAGACTGGTTTCATCAAGAACGATCAGATGATTGGAGGCAACGAGACTAATGAATTTTCTAAAAGCACAAATCAAAAGATTTTTTGAGACAGGAAAATGGGCAATGAAACTTATTTTCCTTGTTGTTCTAGTCGAACTAGGTTTGATCGTAGGAGTTGTTGCAACTATGGGTGAGGAACTTACTGATGAAGATGGCAAACATATTCATCATCTACTATCTCTAGCAATGACTAAATCTTTTGCTTTATATTCAATGGAAAAAGCAGGAGAAAATCAAAAGTATCTTATTGAAAACGTAACTAAAAAATGATTCTACCAGGCACTACAGTTACAATTGATAGTCCAAATTCTATATACAATGGGTATGTTGGATTTGTTCAGAGATGCACAAAGAAAACAGCATCTGTTCTCTTTGATAACTATTCTCCATGGGAGAAACTCGTGACATTTAAAATTACGGAGTTAAAAGAAGGTGGCAAAATCCCAAAATCAAAAAACTACTAAGCGAGAGTATGCAAAGAACCGAGAGGAATACTTCAAGGAATTCCATCGAGTCATTGCACCTGTCGTTGTCTTAAATAAATATGATAGTAGTTCATAGTGTAAACATAATGGTTGCGATACTCCTTGTTGGTGTATCGTGCATCATCTATGCTATACTAAAGTATGCTTACGATGAGATGAAAGATGATTGAAACAGTATCAAATAGAATACTATACGTTGTGTTCATACTTGGTTCTATAGCGTGGTGTGCTGCTGCTAAGGCAGATCTTATGCAGGACTATGAAACACTCATGTACTTTGCAAAGGAGAACGTGGAACACGCACGAAGAGAAAAGAAACTAGAGACATTAGATGAAGACATATATAGTGCAATATTAGAGTATTACAATGGCAGCAATGATACCACCGAGTCGGAAGAGTTGTTACAACTTCCGAGTGACGGAAATCAATAGAGTAGTAGACGGAGACACAATAGATGTTACAATCGACCTCGGATTCGACCTCTATAAAAAAGAAAGAGTCCGCGTGGCAGGAATTGACACGCCAGAGAAAAGAACAAGAGATCTTGAAGAGAAAGCACTCGGAATCGACGCGACCAACTATCTAAAGAAGAAACTAGAGGATACCATAGCAGGAGATGACGAACTTACTATCAGAACCGAACTTAAAGGTGGCATGGGTAAGTATGGTAGGCTTCTTGGTTGGTTATACATTGGCGAAGATGTTGTCAGCATAAACGAACAGATGATTGCAGAAGGTTACGCTTGGAGTTATGATGGTGGTACAAAGCAGAAAAACTTTGAAGAGTTGAGAGAAATCAGACGACAACATGGTAGTTTGAACCAGTCTTGACATAAATACTTGTATAGTATAGGATAATAAAGATGAAAACAATCGAAGAACACATTGAAAAGGATCATGCAATCCTTGACGATCCAACTACTAGTCCTGCAGCACGCAGACATTACAAAGAAGAGTTGCACGAACTAGAAGTATATCACAATCATCACCCAGAAGATCATCACGATCCCAACGCACTCGAACTATTTTGTGAGATGCACCCTGACGAACCAGAATGTCTGGTATATGACGACTAACTTATGAAATTATTTCTTGATACAGCGGACGTTGCTACTATTGAAGAAGCATACTCCACTGGACTTATTGATGGACTGACAACAAATCCCACTCTAATGATGAAGAGTGGCGAGATACCAGATAAAGTTTATTATGAACTGAAACACCTAGGCATCAAAGACATCAGCATGGAGGTCGTTGCAGACACCTCTCAGGCGATGTTAGAAGAGGCAAGCAGACTTATAGGTCTGTTTGGAGAGTGTGTCACAATCAAAGTCCCCTGCACTCCAGAGGGACTTAAAGCATGCAAAGAGATGGCAAACCAAAACATCAGAGTAAATGTCACTCTTATATTCTCAGCAGCACAAGCAATACTAGCATCAAAAGCAGGAGCGACATATGTTTCTCCATTTGTAGGAAGAGTTGATGACAATTCTTTCGATGGTCTTGCATTGATCAAAGAGATCTCAGACATATACGAAAAGCAATTTGTACATGAGACAGAGATACTATCTGCATCTATACGAAGCGTAAAAGATGTAAGTAGATCGTTTGCTGCGGGTGCTCACATCTGCACCATACCTCCTGCCATCTTCCACAAGATGTATAAACATATCCTTACAGATAAAGGTCTAGAACTTTTTGATAAGGATTGGCAAAGTGTTCAAACCCTAGCAAATGGGGTCTTGACAGAATAAATGTAGCGTGCTACACTAAATACCATTACAAAGGACTCGAAAGATCGTAACCCTGCGTAGAAACATCACCCTTGTCGGGGGTGGTATCATCCGCAGGATTTTTTCTTGCGAGAGACTAAAAAACAAACATGTCTATTAAATCAACAATCGCTGCAGTGGCAGCATCTCCATTCCTATTAGCTGGTGCAGCATTTGCTGGTCCTTACGTGAATGTGGAAACAGTATCATCTTACTCAGGTGATGACTATACTGGACTTTCAACTGAGTTCCAAATTGGATACGAAGGTGAGAACTGGTATGTATCTGGTGGTCCTGTCGTAGATTCTCCAGATAACGGTGAGTCTTCAACTGACTTCATTGGTTACGTTGGTGGTTCTTTAGATCTAACTGAATCAATCGGTGCATATGGCGAAATCTCTCTTCTTACAGACGAGACTGCTGACAATGCATACGGTGTTAAAGTTGGTGCTAAGTACACATTCTAGGTCGCATATATCTAGATTACAGACCTCTACATAGTAGGGGTCTTTTTTATGCGATGAATTTACTCAAGCATCCGTTGTTCCAGATCAACATGATATTAGTGTGTTCTCTTGTCTTCATAGAGGTATTACACATCAACTATCACAACACAGCACCACCATGTCCTGCACCAACGTTGACAGATGATGATTGGTGAGGTAAAATGACTTTTAGTTCCCCAGAAAGTCGGAAAAAAAATTCTGGGTATTTTTTTACGTATAGGTTTTTATGATCAAAAAGTTACTTAAAAAATATTTCGACCTTGTTAAAAAAGTCGATGAAAGGCATTATTGGCCACTTTTCATATTTCTGTCTTGCTACTTTGTAGTGCCATATTCAGAATTTGTGATTACAGCACTAATAATCCTATATTTCAAATTTGAAGGCACATTCCGTAAATGGGGTGGCAGACTAATACGACCATTTCCAGAATGGATCAGATTTGGTGGATCTACAATTTTCTTCCTTGTTATGCTAGATGACACACTTGCATACTTAAGTATCATAGCAGTTGGTATCTGGACTAATAGACAACTTAAGAAAGAAAAAGAGAGGGAAGAAAAACTAAATAAGAATTTAGACTCTAATCCAGAATGAACTTCACAGTGTATTCAAAGGACGGATGCCCTTATTGCACCCAAATCAAACAAGTCCTAGATTTGTGTCAATTCAAATATCAGGAATACAAGTTAGATGAGCATTTTGACAGATTTGCCTTCTATGAGGAATTTGGAGGAAACTCAACTTTCCCACAAGTTCTTCTAAATAACAAAAAATTAGGTGGTTGCACCGATACAGTAAAATACTTAAAAGAACACAATTTATTAAATGGATCCAGAAGACACACTAGTTGATATTATCGAAGCAGTTTATGACAGAGCAATGCTCAAGACAGGTCGTAATACGTTCAAGATGATGAAATTTCTTGAAGAGAACAATTTCAAGAAAAGTGATGTTTCCAGATTTGTAGCATCTGGAACAGCAGGAAACATATCCTGTACAATAGACGATCTAGACCACTACATAAAACATGGGGGTCAAGACATCAAGATGGCATATCCCGATTTAACCACAGATGATGCTAGAAAGATCAGAAAATTTTTATATGGAATACTAAGTGATGCGTGGAACTACGAAAAGGCAAAAACACCCAAAAGAATACGAACTAAATAAAGGCATAGAAGTTATGCTTCCAAGAAGCAGGAGGATACGAAAACCCAGTTGGTTTGATCGCACCTTCTATTTCTTTAGGTGGTCAATTCGACTTAGAATCGACTTTAAACAGGAGCATAATGGAAACTAACATAATCCTATTCTTTTCCGCAGCAGGAATGGTAATAACATTCATAATGGGTGGGATAATAGGTTGGATTTACAAACAAAATGTAGATCAAAACACACTTAAACGTCAGATGAATAATTTACATCCTGAGTTTTTAAATGGCAATGGTTCATACGTGAATGAGGAACTCTTAGCAGTTCGCTTCATGGATGATGATGACATACTTGACGATGACGATTAAATCTGATATACTATACGAAACTGTGAATTGAAATGGCAGCAAAAAAATTACCTAATGATGCACTAGTAACTGAAATCCTTCAGAAGGTCTCCTCAGCGAAGACTAAGAAGGAAAAGGTTGAACTTTTACAAGAGTACAACAATAATGCGTTACGTGCGATCTTAATTATAAACTTTGACGAATCTCTAGAGTTTTTACTACCCGCAGGAGACGTTCCTTTTACACCTAATGATGCACCAGTAGGAACTGAACATACTCGTTTAACACAAGAGTATAAAGGTCTTTACAGATACTTTAAAGGTGGAGATAGCACTCTAAAAGGTATGAAGAGAGAACAACTCTTTGTTCAATTGTTAGAAGGTTTGACAGAACAAGAAGCAAACTTATTAGTATCTGCATGTAATAAAGATATTCAATCAAAATATCGTGTTACCAAAGCAGTTGTTGCCGAAGCATTTCCATCAATAGAATGGGGAAACAGAGGATGATCTGGGAGGGTAATCAGGAAATAGAAGAAGTTGCCGACAAGTATCAACTTACCTTCTTACATATTGATTGCACTCAGGATAAAAAGGCAGACAAGAAGTTGCCAACAAATGCTTGGATAGTTACCTACCTTGATCGCAAGGATGGTAGTGAAGAATTTGCACCACACTATGATATAGTGATGGGTGTGAAGATGGACGTATTTAACTGCTATTATGACAAACTCAGAGACGGATCCAGAATTAAAGATATCGGATGGTGTAACGGAGGAATTTCTCCACCCCTCTTCGATAAAAAATCATATCTCAAAACTAGCGGATCAGGCACTAAAGAGAAAGCCTGATGACTTCAAGTTTGAGTCGGATACAACCGATTTAGACGACCTTGCTGATGAGTTATTCGATGCTATGCATGAGCATACGAATAAATACCTATATGAAGAGTAGAAAAGCAGCAAAAATCTTAATTAAACGAGCGAAACACAACCCTGATTTGTACAGTGCACAAGAAGTGCAATATGCAAAACTATTCCGAAAACATGAAAGTAAAACTAGTGACAGTGACTCCAGACGCAGAGAAGCAGATGGGTTACATAGCGAGGGTGAGTAACCCACAGAATCAAGGTAATCCCGCAGTAGCAGGATTATTAGGATATTGTATAAAACATGGGCATTGGTCAGTTTTCGAGCAAGCACATATGACAGTCGAAATAGAAACGACTAGGGGTATAGCAGCACAAATATTAAGACATAGATCATTTACATTCCAAGAGTTTAGTCAGCGTTATGCAAACACTAATTTGTTGGGAGAAATTCCAGTGCCTGATCTTCGTAGTCAGGATTTAAAAAACCGCCAGAATAGTAACGATGATATACCAGAAGAACAAAAGAAAAGGTTACAAGACCAAATTGCTAGATATTTCGCTGAGGGAATTGATCTCTACAATGAACTCATCCGTGAGGGTGTTGCGAAGGAGTGTGCGAGATTTGTTCTCCCGTTAGCAACTCCGACCCGTATATACATGACAGGAAGTGTTCGGTCATGGATTCACTATATAGATTTACGTAGTGCACATGGAACACAAAAAGAACATATGGACATAGTAAAAGAAGTCAGGGACATTTTTAAGAAGGAGTTTCCTGTATGTACAAATGCATTAAACTGGGAGTATAAGTAATGGCACTATATGATGTTAAAAATTTAAAGACTGGTGAAACTAAGGTTCTTAACCTTTCACTTGCAAAATATGAAGAGTGGAGAGAGAATAACCCAGATTGGGATAAAGACTGGCAAGCAGGAATAGCATCTGCTGTCAGTGGAGTAGGTGACTTCCAAAACAAATTACCACAAGGTTTCAAAGATCGTCTGAACAACGTCAAGAAACATCATCCCTACGCTAAGTTCGACAAAATTTAATGCCAGTCAAAAGTAAGAAACAACCTACCATGGTTGGGTTATCATCGAGAAAAATGAGAAAGAAACCAATTGGATCAGATCATCTAGTAGATATTAAACCTCTCACACCCGCACAAGAGAAAGTCTTTGAAGCGTGGGAGAGGAATAAACATCTATTCTTGTTTGGTGCTGCAGGAACTGGTAAATCGTTTATTACATTGTATCTTGCACTTAAAGAGATATTGAATGAGCAGACACCATATAATAAACTTTACATTGTAAGATCATTAGTACCGACAAGAGAGATTGGTTTCTTGCCAGGTGATCATGAAGACAAGGCAAACTTATATCAGATACCATATAAAAA